ATTGTCCTACGTTTTGAAAATAGTTTTCGCTATCAACGGCTAAACTTGTAGTTGTTGAAGCGTCTAAAGTAACAGAGTTTCCTCCAGAACCAGTAGAGTAGTTTGTCCAAGTTGTACTTGTTAGCGTGCAAGTTTGTCCTGATACAAAAGCTAAATCAGGAAAAGTACCACATTGTGTAGTTGAACTTCCTCCTCCCGGCGTTCCTCCACCTGTCCCTGTATAACCACCTTCATTTGGTGTTCCTTCACCCGTTCCTGTTCCTGGCCCTGAACAGCAAGCACCAAAAAAATCTTCATAATCACCACCATCATATCTTTGGCATAAATTTGGCCACCCAGGAGCGCTATCTCCGTGGCTTTTTCCTGGTCCCATAGGTGTTGTGCCTCCAGCATATCCTGAATTAAAATTACCACAATTAAGCCCAGTCACAGGATCTGTATTTGTAGAAGCACAACTACAAAATTCATCTACTAAGTTAATAAGATAAGCTTGGTGATCTGCAATAGTAGCAAAACTTTTTGTAACTCCTGCGTGAAAAAACGTATGTGGATACGAACCTAAAGAACTTGTATGTGGGTTGTGTGTTGAATAATCAATAAACCAACTGTTAACAGTGGTACCGTCACAATTTGTAGAAATACCAGGTGTACAAGTTTGCTCATGTGTTAAAGTACCATCATCATTAAATACATATTCACAATCTTCTTGCTCTATAGCAAAGGGATTACTTGTGTGTCTTGTTGGATATATTATATGTTCAATACCGTTATCATCAACCCAAGTTAATTTAACATAATTAATATAGTCATGTGGTACTGGCATTATCAAAGATGGACATACTTCTATTTCAATAGCTTTACAAGATCTCAACGTGTCATAATGTAATTCTTGTACAGCTCTATGAGCGTGAAAGTTAACATCTCCTCTTAACACGTTTGCTAGTATTTTATTTTCACCAACATACGCAGCCATAAAATTATCTACAGCCTCTGAAACATATATATATTCATACTCTCCATAGTTGCTTGGATTAGCCGTATAATATGTTTGAGCAGTTGTTGCTCCACTACCACCTACCGCGTTTGTTAAAGGATTCCAATTTGGCATAATTATTTATTTTCTTGTTGTACGTTTAATTGATCTTCTTGAGTAGCTATTCCAACTAACTGTGGATCTTCTACAGATACTCCAGCTAATTTTAATATTTTTATCACAATATCTGATTGTTCTTCTATTACTAAATCAAAGTTTCTACTTACAGAAGGATTATATATAGCTTGTTCATTTACCACAGTATATCCCCAATAAACTAGTCCTGGTGATCCAATAACATTTTCACAAGAACAACCTGAGGTAATTTGTCCAGATCCAGTGTGAACTTGTATTCTATTAAAACCATCTTTAAAATATACATACTCATTAAAACCAGCTAAGTGCCATTGAGATCCTCTTAAATCTAATATTTCTTCTGGGTTAATTTCTCTTATAATTCTTCTATTACCTGCAGCATCTTCAACAAATATTTTACCCGCACCTCTACCTTGTGGAAGAGCCACACAACCAGCAATTGGAGCGTTTACTTGATAAGTAACTCCAATTGTTTGATTTATTTTATTTCTTATTAAAACTTGAGAATCACCTATTTCATGTTGTTCACCTCCTAATTGTAAACTTCTTAATCTAAAGGCGTTTAAATCGTAGAAGTATTGTTCAAATATATCTTGCTGTGCTTGATTAGCTAACAAGTTAAACTCTTGAGGTGTTAAATAACCTCTTTGTTCTTTATTAATTAAAGTTTGTACTGTTTGATATACTGTATCTACGTTTATCATTATTATTATTTTTTATAAGGAAATTTTTTATTTAAAGCCTCTTGTCTTTTTTTACATCCACAATCTTTTTTACCTATGGCTTTTGCCCCCATTTGTGCCAAACTATTTATTCCTGTTGCTTTTGTAAATTTTGCAATTGAGTCACCTAAACCTCTTGATGTATTTTTATTGTTCATAATATTTAATTTTAAAAAGGTGGTTACCCCGAAGGGCAACCTCCTTATGGTTTATTATTGATTTAATCTTTTTTCTATATTTGCATATATTTCCATACCTTCATCAGTTTTAAACCAATGTGCTAAAGCAGTATATGGATGTTCATCAAATGGTATAACCATTAATTTTCTTCCATTAGAACCCCATATAAAGTTTCTTTGATCAGAAGATAATCTTAGTATACCAGCCTCAACAGCTCTAATACCAAAGTTTCTTAACATTACGTTTTCGTCATCCGCTAATTCTAAGAACAGTTTAGGATTATTACGAGCAAACACTAGTAAATCTCTTCTAAGTTCTTTAGAACTCAACTTAGACACTTCAGAACCTTTTTCTACACGCATAATAGCTTCCGCTGTATCGATATCAACATTTCTAGCCGCAGTTAAAGCGTCAACCTGCATGTTTAATACATCTATTTCTTCTTCAGCCAAAGCTGCTGGTTTATATTCTTTGTATATCTTATCTCTATGTGGATGATACAAACTTAATAATTTTTGTAAAGTTGTTTTTTCTTTTTCTACAAATAGTTGTCCCGATCTAAATATAATATGTTCTAATCTTTGATCTCCTTTCATTTCATCTACAAAAGATGTTTTTTGATTTTGACAATACTTAAGTTCTCTTTCATAACCTTTTTCTTCATCAAAATAATAAATATTTGCAGATTTAATTGATCTTGATAATGGTTTTTTACCTCCTTTTAAAGTATATAATCTATCTTTTATTTCCCATTCATTAGATGGTTTTGTTCTTTCTCTTGCTTTTGGTTGTTCTACAACAGGTGGAGTTTCAACTACCACTTGTTCTACATGCTCATCACCAGGATCTCCTTGGTAAGAGTCTTTTTTTGTTTCTTGTTTTTTTGCCATAATATAATATATAATAAAATTAATAAAAAGAAAGGGTCGAGGCCGAAGCCTCGATCCTTAATATAATAAATGCTTACTTCATTAACATAAAGTTGTTAGCACCTTGTGTAACTAAACATCTTTCAGAAAGCATGTGGATCTGCATCGCATCAAGCGCTGACGTAGCAGCACCAACCGAACCAGTAACCCATGTTTTCATTCGTCTGTCATCAGTTTGAGAAGCTCTATAACGTACGTGTAAAAATGGACGCTTAAGATTCTTTCCTAATTGTTGGTCATAAACCGTAGATGTACCAGCTGGAACTATAACACCACGTATAGCTGCACTAGCTGCTCTAGAGTTAATACCACCTCTTGTAGCTTTGTCATTTAAGTATCTCATGTCTGATTTATAGAAATCATAAGAACCTCTACGGAATCCAGAGAAACCTAAGTTTAATGCCATATCTTCTGAGTTGTTGAATACTCCATAAGAAGTACCACCAGCACCATAAGAATTCATTGAAGCTAACATGTCATCCATTGCTAACGAAGTAGCTCTGTTTACAAACATCATGTTTTCTTCAATAGCACCTTGGTTATCAAACTCAGCTAAGATAGCATCGAACTCAGCTAAATCAGTAGCAGCGTTAACACCAGTAACACCAGAAGTTAAATTACCTCTAGACTCAATAGCAGCGAATAAACCTTCAGTACCAGAACCATTAGCTCCAGAATCAGCAGAACCTCTAACTTGACTATTAGCACCAAAACCAATTGGAGAATCAGCACCTGTTTTCTCAGCTTCTAACATACTCATTTCTAAGTAATCAGTAAAACGAGCTCTAGTGTCAGCCTCAGCTTTTAAGTACCACATGTAACCAGTAGCACCACCTTCAGAAGCTACCTCAACCCAACCAATTCTAGATGTATCAGAACCTGATACTTCGTAGTAATCTTTTAAAATGATTGGCTTGTTGTTAAATGATTTGAACGTAGGCTCGTTAGCACCTCTTGATTCAGTTTTGTATGTACCTGTTTCGTCAGCATAAGATGATCCTTTACCATACTCAGAACCAATAACTAATACAGTTGCCGTACCATCAGCAAGCTCATCACTTAATACATCGTTAGCGTAAGGCTCAACTGAAACAACGTTTGAATCTGGAGTCTCAACAGCTAATGCTTTAACTACAACACCAGCTTGTGCTATTAATAACATGTCATTAACTCTAATACCGTGAGTTCTACTTGTTGTACTACCAACTGTTGTATCACCATCGATATCAGCAGTAATTGCTAGCGTACCATTTGTATCACCATCTGCGTCTACCGTACAAACGTAAGATAAGTGTAATCTTGACTGCTCAGACCAAACAACTTGGTCAGATGTCATAGATTCTTCAGCCCCAACTTGAGCTAAGAAACCTGAAATAGTTCTCGGTCCGAAAACTTCAGCTTCTTTCTCCATTAGGTCTGGTAAATATTGTTGTGCCCAGTCATTTGAACCGGACGTAAAATCAAGATAGTTTGTGTTTAATGTTTGCTTCGCTGAAGCTGGAACACTATTTAAACTACCTCCTGCAGTAATTGCCATAATTTTTAATTTTTAAATTGTTATTTATTGTTTTTAATTTTAAACTTAAAATCAGAAGAATTATCGCCTAACACTCTTACCTTTATTCCACTATCATTAACATTATTAGTTAGTTCTTGACGTGGGTCCATATTAATGTTTTTAGATTTAGCAATACTATTTTTTAAAGCATCTGCTTTACCTTGTTCATAAAAGTGTTTTGCAATAGCATCAGAATTCATAGCTGTAAATAAAGATTTATGATAACCGGCTTCATCTACCATATTATTATTTTTATCAAGAAACTTTCCTATAAAATTATTAATATCACTTTGGTTTTCTTTAATCTTGTTTCTATCGCTAACATTAAATCTAAAATTTTTTTCTCCGACGTTATATTCAAAACCTTTGAATTGGTCTCCAAAGAACTTGTTAGTTCTATTTAAAAAATTATTAGATTGATTTTTTTGACGCTTAATATTTTCTTGCGATTTTTGATAGAAATTAATTGCTTCTTGTTGCTCACTTGTGAGCTTTGAACCAGATTTAATTTCTTCATAATATTTGGACTTTTGCCCGTCCAAGTGGGCCTTAGCGCTGGCAACTTGCTCTTTTAACGCTAGTTTTTTTCTTTTTATATCTATCTCATTATCTTCATTTTCATCATATGAAAATTGATCTTCCATTAAAAAGCTTCTTTCATCTGGAGTTAAATGAGGTTTAGTTTGTTTATAATATTCTTCTAAAACTGTTTGATTGTCCATTTCAGAATAATCTTGATTTAACTTTACATAATCATTTAAATCACCACCAGTTTCTTCCATAAAGTTCATTAGTTTTTGAACGCTTTCAGGAAGAGGTTTTCCAGTTTCTATATTTTCTTTAATTGCTTCTTCAGCTACAATTGCAGCTTCTTTAACTTCCTCAGCTTTAGATTCTTCTACAACTTCTTCTAACGCTGGAGTTTCTTGTGTTTCGCCTTCCGGTTGTACTTCTTCTTGTTCTTGTGTGGACTCGGCATTTTTAAGCTCTGTAACCACTCCGCTGTTGTCAGCGTTATCTTCTTTAGTTTCATTTTCTTTTGGTTTTGTTGGTTTATCTAAATTAACCTTAGTTATAGTTTCTTTTTCTATAATAGGTTTCATTGTCATTTTTTCTTTAACCTTAGTAACATTACCTTTTGTTTCGTTACCGTCTGGTTGTTTTTCTACTTTTTCTTTTATTTTTAATGAACCAGTTTCGTTGTCTACCACTGGCTTTTCTTTTTTATTTGCCATAATATAATATAATAATAGTTAATAATTTATAATCTTATACCACCTAAAGTATCGTTAGCCGATTCAAAGTTTTTAGGTGGCTTTTCATTTGTTCTTTGATCAATCAATTCTGATTGTTGGCTTGCTTGCATCTTTGCTCTTTTGTCTTTTCTATTTTCAGAAGCTTCTTGTTTCATTTGCTGTCCGGCAACTTCAGTTTGTTTTAATTGTATGTTATAATTAAACTCTTGTTGCATTAACTTTTCTTTAATAGCAGCTTCTTGAGCTAACAATTGAGATTTACCATCTGTTTTAATAGCTTCTAGTTTCATTTGAGATTCTAAAATTGCTTTATTTTTTTCAATTTCCGACTGTGAAGCAGCTCTTGTTGCTTCTGCTTGAGCTTTTCCTTGTGCTTCTGTTTGTTGTAATTGTCTTTTTTGATCTAAATCACCTTTCTTTTTACGTCTTATTTTAAGTAGTTGATTAGCTAATTTTACACTTTTAATCATTCTTAAATCAATAGCATCTTCTAGTTCTATGCTACCATTTGTTAAAGCTGTTTGAATATTATTTTCAAGCATAGCTTTTTCTTCTTCATCTGGTTCTAGTTCTATGAATATACCAAAATCATACAAATGTAAATTTTTAATTTCCTCTAGCGTGGCTACATTGTGAGCTCCTATAGCTTCTATAAAAGCATTTTTGGTTGGTGAGTATTCTATAATGTCAGATACTCTAAGAGATAATTGCTCTGCAACTTCAGCTGTTAAAAATAATCCAGCTTGCAATATATGTCTTGTCGCTGTGTTTGAATTTGCTGCTGCCATTTTTTGTACACCAACTAAAGATCTTTCAGCTGGCATGCTACCATCTCTAGCCTCATTAAGTCCGGTTACATCTCTTATCATTTGTAGGTAATAGTTATAGTTACCTATAAGTGCTTGCATTTTATTATTAACACCTGCACCACTATTTATTTCTTGTATTGGCACCTTACCTGGGTTACCATCACCATCTTGTGTAAATGACCTACCAATAATACTACCAGTTTGAAAAAACATGTTTAATGCTTCTTGTGGATTATAATTAGTACCGTTACCTAAATCAACCTCAGCTAAACCATCTACATCTAAATAAACACCGTCAGGAGTCATTCTTGATAATACTTGTTGTAATTTTAAATGTGTTAATTGAATCATATCAGCAAAACCAGTTATTCTACCTACTAAACTTTCTATTCTTCCTTCGTACATTCTAGGGGCACAAATAGCATAATTCATTTTTACTTTAGTGTAGTCACTTTTAGGTCGCATCATGTTGCGGGCCTTTTCCCATTTAATAAGTTTATTAGCACCTAATATATATGCTCCTTCGTATAAACATTCTACTGATCTAGATACTTTTTCATAATGACCTTCTTTACTTTTTGGAGGATTAAAAGAGTCATCTTTTTCTATAGGTCTCTCTCCACCAGTGCCAGTTTCTTTCATTTTATAAACCTCATTCATATAAGTTTTATAATTAAAATAAAGGACATCTACTTTGTTGTGGTCTGACTCATGGTTTGGATGAGATCCATAAAAATTAGAAAACGTACCAGTACTACTTTTTCCTATTTCTTCTAATTCTTTTTCATTTAAATAAGGAAATTGTTTTTTAAGTTCGTTAATTGGTATTTGCTTAACTTCTCCAACATAATATATATCGTCAAAAAATGGAGAATCAGTGTAAGAATAAACTAAATTAGCTGGATCAACATAATCTATAGTAACCCCTTCAGATGTGTTAAATGAAGTTTTAACAGCACCAATACCTAAAATAGTTAAATCTTGGTAAAATCTTTTCTTTATTAAATCGTATTGATTACCTTTCATTAACACGTTTAATGCTTGCTCTTCTGCAATTTCAATATTTTGCTTATAAGTTAACTGCATGTGTAGTTCTAACTCTTCTGAAGATTCAGGTAAATTTTCATACATAACAGGAGACTCAGCTACGTTTAATCCAAAATTTTGTTGAATAAAATTATTAAACTCTTTCAACTTCATATCTTTTTGTAGATTCTGCATGTATTTAGTTCGCTTATCAACACCAAACGGGTCTTGAGAATAAGCCTTAACATCATATAGTCTTTCTGCAATACCATTTACAACTATATCTACAAACTTAGGTATAATTGGCACTGGTGTCCAATCTAAATTTAAATAGGACAAATCACCATTAATTGATAATTCATCCTTATATTTTTGTATAGATTGCTCGCCTCTAGCGTACAATCTTAATTTATGAAAGTTAGCCGTTCCAGATCGAAACCTACTATTGTGAGATCCATAGTTTTTAGAAAACCATTCGTGTTGTATTGCTTTAGCTATTTTTAACCCATAGTCAAAACTCATTTTTTCAAGATCGCTTACGACTTGACTAGGAAAATGCTTATTTAAAACTGTTTCAGCCATACTTAATTTTTAATTATTCTACTTATATTGCCTCTTTGATTATATTTAGCAAAATTAATATTTACTGGTTGTTTTTCTATTTTAGCGTTTGGCGCGTATAAATGTCTATTACAAGCCATAATAGCTAAACCACTACTTATTGTTGCATCAAACTTTGTTCTTTTGTTTATATCAAACCTAGTCCATTCGTTTAATGTTTTAGTGAAATACATACTACCAAACGTTCCATCTTGTTTCATGCCTACGTGATCTTGTATATACATTTCAATAGCTGCTGCGTGGGCTTGTTTTATATCTTCACTTGAATTAGGTATACCACCAACTTCTTTTTCTGCCACTGATAATTTATTCCATATTTTATCAGGTCTATTCATACTAAATCCTCTGTAACCTCTACGTCTTAAATAATATAAAAGTCTTGGCTTATTGTTCTCTGCAAGTATTGGCATACCATAAAATACGATAGCCATTAACATGTCTTCAAAAAATATTTCAGCCGTAGGCGGTCTTGATAAGTATTCTAAAAAAAAACTATTAGCTGGAGCATCTTCCATGCTAAACTTAGTTAATCCGTGTAAAGCTCCTTTTGAACCTTCACCATCTACTGTTCCTGATATATCATAAGAGTCACAACCAAACGCTCCCATGTGTTCATTGCCAGGATATTTTACGCCATTTTTCAAATACATTTTATTTTGCATATGAACAGGTGGCGTCCAACTTATTTTAAATCTACCTTTTAAATCTGGATAAAATATTACTTGCGAATCTTTTACGCCATTAGCCCACTGAAAATTACCAGTAGAAACACCTAATGTTCTAGTCATTTCTTCATTATAATCTATCTGTTCGTATATTTTAACTAAGTTAAATATACTACCTTTTGCTTCGTCTCTAAAAGCGTGTTCTGTTGTTCTTGGAAACTGACGATAAAATTCATTTAAAGCATCATGATCACCTTTTAAACCATCAGCTTCGTTTTGCCAATGCTCTATTATTCCAATATCTATTAATTCACCGTCTGGTCCGACAACATCATCGTGTGGACTATCAAAGACTGGATATCCGTACTCATCAATAAATCCTTCGTAGTTCCACTCCATTGGGATAAAAAGAGAATATAAACCAGATTTTGTTTGTCCATTACGATTTCTTTTTGTGACTTCTGAAGCGTTATATAATTTTTTAAAATTGTCTCCACCTTTGTCTAATGCGTTTGAGGTCGAACCCATCATACATTTACCAACTATTCTACTACCTAATCGTAAACATGTTTTGGTTACTCGCCAGTTATTTAAAATATTATCGGGTCTTTCCCATTTACCAGATTCATCGTGTACTAGTAAGTTTAGTTTTTCACCATCATAACTATTATCACCAGTGTTTTTCCAATCAATAGTTGTATCTAATCCTTCTAAATCTTCTAACTGTTCGTTAGCTGTTATTTTTTTTCTAGTAAACTTA